CCCGAATCGAAACTATCCCCCGAGGTAATCCTCATTGATAGTTCGCACCTATTCTGGCCGGTGAGACCGCTGGACCAGTCTAGTTCCAACATTCAGTGTGCTATGATTGAATACTCTATCTCCACTCCATACTATATTGGAGCTCTTTGAAATATCTCATCGATAATTTCGCACGAGCGGGAGTCATCTTCGCGATGTCCATAACGGACAGACGAGGATCCTCCTTTTGGAGGAATAGAATTTGATCAACAACACGCTCTGTCCCGATCTTGTAGAATCCAGAACGAATTTCTTCGTATCTTTCTTCTATTCGAATGGGCAGATCCAATGAATCAAGGAAATACATCCAAAATCCCGGATTAAACGGTTTCATAAGGATTTCTAGAACCCTTAGTGGTACGCTCCGTGCAGCAAGAAGTGACAACCCTTCCATAAGGAAGTTAGTCATAGCTTCATGAGCATTTTCTTTCTGAACTTCTAGTTCTCTATACATTTTGGACAGCAATGCGTCTGCCAATTTATATGGAAACTGGAGAGCATCTGTAGCGAAGAATGAAGAATACCTATTCAGCGTTTTCACGTTCAATAGGCTTAATTCTTTTAACCAGGTGTTGTTTAAGAAAGATTGCCATACACTATTAAGGCATATTTCCTTTATGAGGGCTCTGTTAAAGAGACCTCCAGGAATATTCCTTAATAGATCTAGAACCTCTTGTGGTGAGTATGTAAACTTCGAAACGGCTACTGCCATTAGTGCAGGAACCATGTAGTGGGATCGCAATGAACTCAAAACTAAACCTGACCCGAGAGGAGTTATATCTAAACCTGGACCTTTTAAGGTTTTGGCAAATTCAGTAAATTTATAAGAAATTATAGATTTTCCTGTAGATATTTCTAATCCTAGATCGCGCATGATCAATAAATACTGCTCAGCAACTTTATCGTTATTAATAACAATGTCGTCACCTAATACAGCATAATTAACTGCGTGTAATTTAGCTTTGGCTCTTAGAGCAGCAACCCGTACTACCACGTGATGTGATAGCGCTAGCATGGCCCAAGAACTATAGGCACCCATCGGTTGACCAACTGCATAACGAATATATTCGTCTGTAAATCGGTCTGGATGGTATAACCATTCTATGTCTAACATATCTTTCCACAGATCGCCCATAAGTCCAAATTCGTTAAGAATCTGAACCTGTAGGTCGATCGGAAGTCTATCGGTGGCAGCACTAAGATCAAAACCGGATAGCTTATTCCCAAACTTTGGACCGGCAAAACTGTCGGCCCTTGTAAGGAATTTATTAAAGCATCCTTCTTGATCTAATGTACCATCGGTTGGCAATTTTCCTAAAAGCGCGAATATACTTTCATGCAGAGGTTTTAAAGCAGATTGTATCCACCAATTGGTTGATGCAACTACTCTAGCCTTACCTGCCTGATTGTATACCACGCTCAACTTTCCTAGTACAAGTTTCTTACATCCTCCAAGCCAATATATAATTAAATATAGAGGCCCAAAGAGTATTATGAGACCTAACAACCAAACGATATATCGATAAGCCTTTTGGATATACATCCATCGGATTATGGTATAAAGTTGGTTGGGGTAGTGGATAAACGCTAATGCGTCTATACCAGCAGCCCAAGTACTGAAAGGGGCGTTTGGACCCGCTTTCTGGGAGATAACTGGAATGAAGTTACCTATGAATAGTTTACGTCCGAAGGATTTAACAGCCTCCTTAACTTCTTGTTGAGGAAGTACTTTTGTTACCCCGTTAAAAGGGTTAACTATGCTATCTAATTTCGGAGTAACCTTCGTCTCGAAAGAACGAAAGACACTCAGAATAGTTAGTATAGCGATAATCGACCTTCTCATAACTTGAGAACTAAGATTTTCGTCAATAAAGTATCGAAGAATGTTTCGTAAACCAATTGGAATAATCGTCGGAAGCCCATAAAAGTCTCTTTTAACCCTTAT